GAGGACAACAGGACGTACATTAAAAACATCACAGATAGCTTTAATCGCTATTCTGGTGGGGCTGTTTCCGCAACAAGGTCTCTTCTTGGTTTTTCGGGAATTTTAGGCCAACTTCAAGCCAGGCTTCTCGCCTTTATTGCGATTGATAAGCTCGTTGAGCTTGGGAAGGCGGTTATAGAGGTTGAGCGAAACTTTGAGATTCTTCAAAACCGAATCAACTTTGTCGCAGGAACGACCACGGGCGGTGAGGCCGTTTTCGGCAGGCTTCAAAAAACCGCTAACGACCTTGGTATTGGCATTCAAGAATTAACCGAAGGCTTTTCGGGCTTTGCGATTGCCGCGAAGATGGCGGGGTTTTCAAGTGCAGCTGCCGAGGATATATTCTCCAAGGTAGCAACGGCCCTTCGCGCTGCGGGAGCTTCATCCTTGCAGACCCAAAGAGCCTTCTACGCCTTGCAACAAATGCTCTCCAAGGGCGTAGTTGCAGCGGAAGAATTGCGCAGGCAGTTGGGTGAAGCATTGCCCGGTGCGTCCGACTTGATGACAAGGGCATACAACCGCTTGCATCCGGGCCAAGAACTGACCAACCGACAGTTCACCAAGATGCTTGAGGAGGGCAAGATTATTTCCAAAGAGATTCTGCCGGAGTTCTCCAAGGTCATTGAGGAGGTGTTTGCGCCTGCCCTTTCTGGAAAGCAAAACTCTCTTGACGCATCCATCCAAAGAGTAACAACGCAACTTGAAAGGTTCAAGCAGTCCCTTGCCAACTTCCTGCCGACTAAGACGGTCTTCAATGTTTTGAGCGACTTCTTTGATGACTTGAACACAATGATGGAGGCGGGTTTTTTCAACTTCACCAAACTCGCAGGATTGGTTGCAACGGGCAACCTTACCGTTTTGACCACAGAACTTGAGAGGCTTAGAGGCATTCGGGAAGCGGAGCAAATAAAAGCGGAAAGGGAAGAAACCGAATTGCAGAAGAGGATTGAGCAAAGGGCGCAGTTGTACTTCAAACAGGGAGTCACTTCGGAAAAAGCAATTTCGGGAGAAACCGATAGGATTAAAGAGCAAAGGGAAGAGTTAAAGGGATTAATCGCAGACCTTGGAAAACTTGAAATTGCCGAGAAACAGGCAAGAAAAGCATTAATGACAGACCAAGGCTTAAAGCAAAAGGAGGACGCTATAAAGGCGGTTTCTGCTCAAAGGGCCTTGATAGAAGAGAAGAAAAAAGAAATAGATTTCACCCAAAGGCTCATATCTGAATTGTCCAGACTTGGGCAACAGCGAGAAGAAACCGAAGGGCCGAATGCTATTGCCGCAGCCAAAGAGCGTATTGCTTTGGAGGAGACCTTATTGCTCAAAACCACCGAGGGAACTGCGGCCTACTATGCGCAGCTGATAAAAGTTATTGAGGCCCGTAAGGACTTGGTAAGACTTGAAAAGGCTGATACGCCAAAGCAAATGGGCCTTGACATTGCAAAGCTTGACAAAGACCTCAATAAGGCTAAGCAGATGATTAACTCCTTCACGCCAGAAATGGCAGACATCGTAGAGGAAGGCGTTTATGTGCCGAGCGTAGAGGCTTGGGAGAGGCTTGACAAGGACATCAAAGACCTGACCAAACAACAGTTGGAAGACCGCGCTGCCGCCATTCAAACCGAGATTCAGCTTCACGAAGAAGGCACAGATAGGAGGCTTGAGTTGGAGAAGGCGTTAGTGATGGCGAAGGCCAACCTTGCCGCTAAGGAAGCCGAGATTCAAGGCAAGACGGCCAAAGAAATTGAGGCCATCTTTGCCAAAGCCAACATTGACATCGCAGACCTTGACAAAAAGTTCTACGACAAAAAGAGAGAAGAGGCCGAAGAATATGCCGATTTCTACAAGCGATTGCAGGATGGCTTGGATGGGTACGAGGGGCGTTCTCTGCAACGTAGGCTCAAGGCTATCCGGGAATACTACGGCAAACTGATTGCCGAAGCCAAGGTTTATGGGGCAACAAAGGAACAGATTGATGTCCTTACCGCAGAAAAGGACAAGGCTTTGTTTCTTGAAAACCTTAAACAAGTCGGAGAATTTGTTAATGCGGCAGGGGATTTGTACGGCAGAATTACTGACATTCAACAGATAGAACTTGACAACCAAAAGGTTGCTCTTGACAACAAACTTGCCCAAGGTCTCATCTCCGAGGAACAACACGCGATTGAATTGACCGAACTTGAAAAGAAGCAGTTTGAGCAAAACAAAAAGATGCAAAAGGCGCAGGTCTTGATTAACACCGCCTCCGCAATCGTTAGGGCTTTTAGCGATTTCGGGTTTCTTGGTGGCGCACTTGTGTCTCTTGCGCTTGGTGCAATGGCGATAAAGCAAATGGGCGTTATTGACTCCGCTCAATTCCCCGCATTCAAGGACGGGGTAATTGACCTCAAAGGCCCAGGCACGGAGACCTCCGATAGCATCCCTGCCCGGCTATCCCGTGGCGAATCCGTAATGACCGCAGAGGAAACGAAGCGGTACAAGCCCGTCCTCCAAGCCATTCGGGACGGGGAGTTTGAAGCGTTTGTGGCGAAGAAGTACACCGGGGGAATATCAGCCCATAGGGATTCCGATTCCTTTGCCCAAAACATCTCCAATTCGTTTGAGATGCAAACCGCAGAACTTGCCAACCTGCTTCGCCAAAACCGCAAGGTGGCCGTTAAGAATGTGGACGAACTTGCGAAGGCAATTAACCACCGAGGCACGGCCTACAAGGTTCACAGAAGGAGGGCTTGGTAATGGCAAGTTTCACCGTTATTCTGGATGGTCAGACCTTGACCAACGAGCCGATGGGGTTGCAGGACACCGCCATCTCTATCCAACGAAACGAAGACCTCCCTGGCTTGTTCACCACGATGGTGTCCGACTTGGAGTTTTGGGGCGATGGCTATGAAATCCTGTATGCCTACTACAAGGCCAACGACCTATGCAAGGAGGTTTCCTGCGAAATCATTGAGAACTGCACCGATGGATTGAACTTCAAGGGCATCATCTATCTGAGCGATGTGGAGTTCAACTCCTACAAGTGCATTGCGACCTGCTCGGTGGAGGATGATACCGTGCAGGGCCGATTGATGCGCTTGAAGGACTTGCTTGTGCCGATTAACTCGGTGAACCAAGAAACGATTAACGGGGTATCGCTGACCAACTGCCCCTCCTATCAATTCTATACCGGCACGACCTACGGCAACCGCTTTGCGTTCAAGATGTCGGAGTTGTTTCAATATATCTTGGACTACCTGACCGATAAGACGGTCATCTTCCAAAGCGACATTTTTACCAATACGAACTACCGACCGCAGATGATTGAGCTTAGTTGCGTCTTTGCGGTGGCCGGGTTTCCATTGGAGATGAAGTGGGTTGATGTGTATGGCAATGCGATTACAAGGACTTTTATCGGCCCCGCAGGTCTGCTTGTAAACAATAACGCCACTTATGCGCAGGCCGTTGCAACCGTTCTCAACCAACAGGTGTTTGCCGATTCAGGAGGGAATAGTTATCAGGACATCGTGTTTCCGTATGCCGCAATAGCGACAACGGATGGCGTAGGAAACCATTTTGTTGAGGTGTATTTCTATCACCAAACCACCTTCACGGAAATCAATGTACTTGCCGGGGCAAGCACGGTGACAATTAATTCAACGGTTGATGGGACTTACGGGGCGAACAACCTCTACACGACCAACACCTCGCTGATTGAGCCTACGGTGTCAATGCCATCCATCTCTTTCTCCCAACTCTTCCTTGGGATGAATGCCTTTTTCAACCTAAGCCTTTCCTTTACAAGAATTGGGACGCAGCTCTACCTTCGGGCCGATACGCAACCATACTTCTTTGATAACGCTCAATCTGCCGCTTTTACGGACGCAAAGGATGTGATGCTAAAGACCGACAACCCGCTTGTCTTCTCGGTCTTGAATTACACCAACCCAACGCTGAACAACGCATCCATCTTCTACCAGGATGCGGGATATATTTCGGCTCAATGTGCTGAGAACGAAGCCGGAGCAACGAACTCCTTTCTCATCCCGAACGATTACTACAACGGCAGCGTAGGTGCGCCTGCCCCAACGGGCGGTTTGTACTACGGCTTTTCCTCCACGCAGGAGAACAAGTGGATTCTCTTTGAGGAAAACACGGACTTAGGAACTACCCCAAAGACTATTTTGACGATGAGTCAGTCCGGCACTATTACGCAGGGCAACAGAAACAACGGCATTGTAAGTGCCAATATATCCTACACCTATGCAGGTTCGTGCATTCATCCCTTTGCCGCGAAGAACTACCTCTTCCGCGCCCCATTGGGACTCCGCTATGCCGGGTATTTGTTGGCGAACAACCTACCGATTAAGATAGCCAAGTCGCTTTCCTTTGAATACCCATTGAGCAGGGCAGACTTCAACCAAATCAGCAACAACCCGACCAACTACATCGTGGTAAACGGGACGAGAGGATGGATTATGAGCGTAGAGCATAATCTCAAAACAGGAATGACTACCTTTGAACTTCTAACGGAATGATTACTCCCAACCAACCCATTGTCTGCGTAGATAGCACTCTTGGAACAACCAATTACACGCCATCGGATTGGACAACCAAGGCTTCATACTATCAGGGTGACGCAACCCTTATTCCAGGCACAGGCGTTGAGTTTGGTGGAGGCGCACCATCCACGAAGGTTATTTTCACCACCAAGCCTCCCTGCAAGAACGCTATACTCCGGGTCAATGTGACGAGTCTCACGCTTGACCCTGGATGCACCGCAACGCTTGTTGGACTGAACAACCTGAACATTGACTCCGTTGGTTGGTGGCAAATTCCAATCACATCCGTTGCATTTGAGGTCGCTATTTCTTGTCCAGGATCGTTTCTTGCGATTACGGATATGGAAATCCTTTGTTTCTCCGTGGACGAGGAGGAATGCACCAACTGCAAGACCGGGGATTACTCTCAACCCATCCTGCTCAATAAGATTCTCCCAACCAACACGGACTCCTTGTCCTTGCAGATGGAGGGAATCTTTTGTCCGACTAATATCATTGCTGACTTTTGCGTGGATGGGGCTGCTTGGACTCTTGCAACGAGCGCACCCTATGCGGCCCAAACCTGGATTGACCTTAACAATACGCCCTGCTACATTTTTGTAGATGGCGGTTGCACTCCTGTTCAGGCCACATCAAATTGGTCTGCCACGGCCACGGCAAGCATTGACCTTGTGACGGGAGGGCATTACTCCATCACGCTGACGCTTGGTGAGCTTGAAGGGGAGTTCTGCGGGAATGTGGACATTCTGCTTGATGGGGCGATTGTGAGTACCGCAGAGAACCTTTCTTGCCCCGGAGACTACACGTTCTACTTCACTTGGACGGGAGACCCAGGAACTTACTCGCTTGTTGTTCGTTTTCAGCCTCAACTTATCAATGGCCTTTACAAGGCGAAGATGAAACTCACGAGCATTGAGGTGAACCGGGCCTCTGGAGCGACCGTGACCCTCCTGCCATCCGACCACTTGACGGGCGTTGATTATGCTAACAACTTCAAGACGAGTTATGTCTTCGGGGTGTTTACTGCGATTCAGCCCGACCAAGGCCACTTCTTCTACCAATTCGGCTTCACATCCGACACCTTGGCCTCTTATTCGCAGTACGACTGCTTTAGGCTTTTGATTACGCAGGACTATTCCTGCAACGAAACGATGCAGTATTGCGTCACGGAGACCTACAAATGGGTCACGGACACTTGCAATACCATCCGTGTCCTTGCGTCACAAGATGTCACAGACGAGAAAGGTGCTTGTGCCTTTGGCTTCCAATACCCGCCTTCGGGCGTGTTCACCGGTGGCTTCTTCCACCGCACCCGAATCTATGGCGAACTGAGGAATCCGCAGTTTGATGGCGAGGTCGTTTCGTACCAGGATAGCGCGGGAAGGAAGCGCGTAGTGTACGCGGAGAGTCGGGAGTTTATGGAGATGGTCGTGAACCTATCGCCCAAGTATGTCCACAACTTCCTCCGCTTGGCTTGCAGGCACGATATCTTCAACTTGAACGATAGCATCCTGCCCCAAGCCGACTACTTTACCCGCTCGGAAACCTATTCGCCCACCTGGATTCGGACGAGAACGGTGGCCCCTGCATTCCTTGAGATTGAGGTGAAGGAGCAGAACTTGCGGAAGGATCCGTGTTGCGATGGTTTGCCCGTGAACCCCGAAAACTGCGAAACGACTTGCGAGCCTTGTCCTGAGATAGGATAATTGCGTGGCGATTCGTTATCTTTGCAATTACATCGTGCGTTGTGGCCTGTCTGCCAATAAATGACGAGATTGAAATCCTTTAATTTTTAACAAAATGGCTTATTTAGAATACGGCTGTACTGCTTTGCCGAATCACGAGCTTGTGCTTTGTGGTGCTTACAACAGGGGCGGTATCTCTGCGATTGGTATTCTTGAGGAGGACGCATTTGGCACCGGGGCTACTTTTGCAACGGCTGCCGATTGGAGCAATGGTGCGAAATACACCACCGCTATCAACGCTGGTGACCTCAAAATTATCAAAAACATTCGTGGAACGGTACCCGATGCATCTCCCGTAGATGTTGACAATCCTGTTGGATGCGGCCCACAAAGCCTCTTGGCTGGGTTTGACTTTACTGCCACCTGGATGGATGCCAACACAACCGATGGAAGCATTGACTTTTACAACGCCCTCAACAAGCGTGTAACGGGCTTGATTCTGTACCTGTGTGGCTCTAACGAGGTGATGGTGATTACTCAACCCGTGAACTATGTGTGCCTGCCGGTTAATGTCCCTGCTTCCAACAAGGAGCTTCAGATGTTCAACTGCACGGCCCGTGCTTCGCTCGGCCCAGACCAACTCCCACAGAAATACGCTGCGCCTTCAAACGCAGACGCTATCTTCGGAGTTTAAGTTTCGGTTTGGTTTTTTTGAATCCTCGGCCTTTGGTCGGGGATTTTTTTTATCTTTGCACAGATGAGTGCAAAAACAACGGGGATAGTGATTATGGCTTTTGGAAAGTCAGCCTATCACGAAATGGCCTATAACTTTGCGATATCGGTGAAGGCTTTTGATAGAGGCCTCCCAATTCAGTTGATATGCGACAAAGGGGATATGTTGATTCCTCACAATTATTGGGTCTTTGACATTATCACCATTATTGACCAAGAGGATTTATATTCTGGCGCAGGGTTCAGCCCTGGCAGGGCCAAGACGAGGATGGACAAGTATATGGCTTTTGACAACAACCTATACTTTGACACGGATGGCGTTGCACTCAAATCCTTGCAGCCATTGATTGAGAAGCTTCTTGCGCTACCTGAAAGTGGATATTTCTATTCCCAAGTCGTTTCTTGGGATGACCCAAGAGGAATGACCCCAAAGGCGAACCTAAAAAGGGACGGAGCCGATTTCCCTGCGATGCAATGGGCCACCCTTGATACCATTTGGGAGTTCCACAAGCTTGACGAAGATGCTGAGGTAACGGCCATAAACAGTTCGTTTATGTTCCTTCGCAAGGGGGAGAAACTCACGGAGTTCTTTGAGCAAGTAAGGGACAACATTGACAATGGCATACCCATAGACAGGCTTAAAATGCCTTGGGGAGGCACTTACCCTGATGAGCTTGCCTTCAACATCGCTTGCGCCCAATACAAGATTGACCCCTTTTGTGGCGAGAATCCCGTTTACTTCCAATACCGAAATGCTTTATCGCCCAAGATTATTCCTTGGATGATGGAAAACTATTATGTCTTGGGGCTATTTGGTGGCCCTGGGTTCTCCCACGATTCTGCTTGGGAGCATTCTTGCGCCCTGCTTGGAGAGTATCATGCGAGATTCGGATTAACGCACCAATACAAGTGGCACAGCCTTGTAAGGCAAAAGCACGCAGGAAAACAAAATGTGATGATAAGATGGAAATGAGTGGATTTATCTCGGTGATTACGACCTGCAAGGGCAGGCTTCATCATTTAAGACAGACATTGCCTGGATGGATGGCTCAAGAAGGCGGTAATTATGAGATTATAGTGGTTGACTATAATGACCCAAACGATTGCTTTTCCTATGTTGAATCCCTTTGCGACCCAAGGGTTAGAGCGGTAAGGGCCAACAATGATGACCCATTTTTCAATTTAAGCAAAGCCCGGAACATAGGGGCTATGGCTATATCCGAAAAAACGGACGTGATTTTGTTCGTGGATGCCGATACCATTATGACCAACAATGTCTTCATAAACTATCATAAAGGCAAAGTGTTGAATCCGGGCAATTTTCTTTGCGGATGGGCTAATGGCAACATGAATCTTGGGGCAGGGGCTTCTGGCAGTTGTATGGTTTGGAGGGCTGACTTTTTTGCTGTGCGTGGATATAACGAGCTGGCAAATGGGTGGGGATATGAAGATGTTGAGTTTTACGAAAGGCTTGAGCGGATAGGCAGGCAACAAACAGCATTTCACAACGGCCTTGACTCTATTCAACACAGCGATGAAGAAAGGGTAATGTTTTATCGCAAAAAAAACATCCATGTGACCAGCAACGGCAATCTTTTGACAATGAAGAACAACTTTCAAAGCTCTATCGCATGATTCAGGTCATTAAGGCCAATGAGCATGGCGATTCAAATGTCTTTGAGGTATGTGGGATTCATGTGTATCATTCGCCATACATAGGTATAACTCGTGGCTATGGCGAGTTTATGGACTATTACAAGCCAGAGCCTTCTGCTGAATGGGTTGTGTATCAGCCTCACGATGTGGCTCTTAACTATTTTGATTTAAGGCGTGCCATAGATAATTCTCCTGGAAAGTTCTTTCAATTAAGTCTTTCAAACGACTCTTACGGATCGCATCAGTTTCTTTTTAGGCATGGACGCTTGGGTTGGCACCGTGTGCCTTTCGTTGAGATTATGGTTCCTGTATTCAAGAGGGACTTTTATGATGTCGTGGCTCCCTATATGAAGGAGTCCAAGTCGGGATGGGGGCTTGATTATCTATGGGCGCATTTGTATGGCGAACAGCCTTGGCTTTGTTGCGATTACGAAATGAGGCACAAAAACCCAATAACTTCGCACAAGTGGCGAATTGATGGTAAAACGCCTATGGATGAAGCAGAATACATAACCAGAAAATACTTGCGATAATGAGCGTTAAGAAAGGTATAACCTTTGTGATTCCATCCATAAACAGGCCAACAATTCATCGGGCGATTGATTCTTTGATACGACAAAGCAATCCTAATTGGGAATGCGTTATTGTGTATGATGGCGTTGATGGCCCTTCTTTTAACGATGAAAGGATTAGGTGCCTAAAGGTTGAGAAAACAGGCACAAGGGACGATGTTCACGGAATGGCTGGCCTTGTTCGCAATTTTGGCATAAAGGCTGTTGATACGGAATGGGTTGGGTTTCTTGATGACGATGATAGCCTGGACGAGTCTTATGTTGATGTCTTGCTTAACAAGTACGAAGGGCATGATGCCGTTGTTTTTAGAATGAGATACATTGACGGATCGGTTATACCAAGGGTGGAAGATTCTCGTATGTATTTCTCAAATGTCGGAATATCCTTTTGCTACAAAAGAAAAGACTTCCCGATTTTGTTTGACAGCAATAGGAATGGCGAGGACTTTGATATGGTAAACAGACTTCAATCCTTGTGTGAGCGATTTATAGTTGCTGAAGAGATATTGTACAGGGTTAACCATTAAACAAAGCGAAAAGTGAGCATTAAGGTAAAGGCAATTTGTAATTGGACGGATTCAGCGTCCTTGTCTAAAATAATCATTCAGCAATCTCTTTATAGCGAATCTGATGGCATTGAGTTTGTTGACGATGACTCATACGAATGGCTTTTTATTTTCAACAACAAAGTTGATGAGGAGATTCTGGTGCCGAGAGAGAGAGTTATAGGATTCATCCAAGAACCGCCCATTTCATCGTTTTTTGACAAAGAGATTGGCAAATACTGCTCCGTTGTTTACACCTGCACGGAGCCTCACGCCTACAACATAGACGGCAATATCGTTGGTTTCCCTTGCGGGATGCTTTATCAGATGGAGGGCAATTTGACCGATTATCTGGACGGGCTTGATAAGCAAAATAAGCGAAGAGTGATAAGTATGGTGACGAGCAATTTCTCTCACGGCTTTTACTCGTTTAGGCACAATATGGCCAAGGCACTTGCGACTTGTGGATGGGTTGATGTTTATGGAAGGGATTTGGATGTGCCTGGATGCAAGGGGGGGCTTGGCAACAAGGCCGATGGGTTGATTCCCTACAAGTTCTCGGTGTGTATGGAGAACAGCATTTGGGACGATTACATCTCCGACAAGATTATTGACGCTGTTCTATGTAGAACCATCCCTATTTATGTGGGGGCGAGGAACATCCACGAGCATATCCCTTTCGCTATTTGTCTTGAATCTTATCGCACTCCGTCCCTTGCAAAGGCCGAGATTGAGCGCATCGTATCTTCGGTGGATTACGATTTCATTCTGTTCCAAATGAACGCTTGGGTTCGTAAATATGCCAATGAATACACGATTTACTCAAAGATTAAACAAATTACCACAAACAGTTAGCAATGTATCACTCACAAGTAGGGCAGGACGAGTTCGTTGACAATTTTCTTGGCGGAAAGCGCAATGGCCGCTATTTGGATATAGGGAGCCACAATGGGGTTGACCTTTCAAACAGCTATTTCTTTGAGGTTCAAAGAGGCTGGACGGGCGTTTTAATTGAGCCTATGGAGGAGGAATACGCTAAATTGGTGGCCAATCGCAGCGACAAGAATGATTTCTTCAATGTGGCGGTTTCCAATTACTTTGGCACGGCTCAATTCACCAAGATATTGGGGGGATATCACGGCCTCAATATGATTTCGGGGCTAAAGCAAAGCTTACACGAAAAGCATCTTGACAGGATTCATAGGGAAGCCAATGAGTCAAATGCCCAAGTCGTAGATGTCACCGTGCCCGTTAGAACGGTCCAGGACATATTGGACGAATGCGAACTTTATCAATTTGACTTTTGCTCCCTTGACACGGAGGGTTCAGAGTACGAGGTCCTTGAAGGCATTGATTTCAGCAAGACCGAAATAAGCATTTTCTTGATAGAAAACAACGGCTATGAATCAAGGGAGAAGATTGAGTCTTTCTTGAGCAGGAAGGGCTATCGCTTCCACAGAAGCATTGGGCATGATGATGTTTACACCTTGATTCATTAATTCGCTGGCGTTTATTGGCATTCGCAAATCCCGAATTATACCTTAATTTTGAGCATAAAACCATTCCCTATGTGCAAATGCAGAGGCGGTAAAAAGCGATAGCCATGACAACAGAGGAAATTCTCCCCCTGTTAGACCACATCATAACGGAGTACAAGAAGTACGAGGTTAAGAAAAAGTCTGACAAGTTCTACATCCCTGACTTCTACCCGACCTACCGGGCCTGCGTAGAAATGGAGATGAGGCTTCGTATTCACTCCGACTACGATGCTTTCCCGGAAAAGTTGTTCAAGGAGAAGGCTCCAAACGAGCTTCCCCACGAGTTCAACTACCGCAAGAACATCTACAAGCCTATCACCGTGCCTTACTTCCACAAGGCCGTGAACATTGCGGGAAGGGTTTGGAACCGGCAGAACTACGAGATGCGCTTTGATGACGCTTCCGAGGAGCGTTATTTCACCGAGGACTACCCTCGTTTTGGTTCTTTGGAGAACTACTTTCAGCAGATTGTGAGCTTTATGACCTTGACCGACCCCAACGCGGTCTTGGCGATTATGCCTGCGAACCTGCAATACTTTGAGGACGGCACGTTCAACGACACCGTTGAAACCACCCCGGTGGCCCATTGCTTCCACTCCAAGCGCGTCTGGGCCTGGAAGGAGAACGAGTACGCCATCATTAAGGCCGACTACGGCTCGGAGGTGGAGAATGGCCGTACCAAAACGGACGATGGCCTTGTGTTCTTCATTTTTGACAAGAACGAGATTCAGATTGCCAAGCAGGTGGGCAAGAAGGCCGATTACGAGTTTGAGATTGAGCTTTACTACAAGCACGATATGAACAAGTTGCCCTGCACTCGTTTGGGCGGTATTTCGGTGCAGGAGCAAGGCGATTACTACTTCCAATCCTTCTACACCCCTGCTATCCCGGCTCTTGACCAAGCCGTGTGCGATTTCAGCACCTTGCAGATGTCCAAGTACAGCCACGCCTTCTTGCAGAAGTGGGAGTATGTGGATGAGTGCGACAAGTGTAATGGTTCGGGCTATACCGAGGAGGCGTTGGGCTTTGAGGAGAAGGTGGCGATTGCTTGTTCAAACTGTGCGGGTTCTGGTACGAAGCGGATGTTCGGGCCGATGTCGGTCTATCAAGTGCAGACCCCGAACCGCTTTACCACCGAGGTAGAGACGAAGGTGAACATCCCCCCTGCCGGGTTCATTGAGTTGGATCCGCAGATTCTTGAGTTCTTGAACAAGCAGGTCATTACCAACATTCAGATGGCCTTTGAATTGTTGTCCATTGATGTAATGAACAACGAGAAGATTTCGGGCCGTGAGACTGCCACGGGTAAGGCGATTGACCGGGAGGAGTTGTATTCCTTCCTGCTCCGCTTTGCTAACACGGTCTTCCACGACTTTGAGTTCGCTATCAAGACGATTGGCGAGATGCGGTATGGTGCAGACTTTGCGATGCCTGCGATTCGCTATCCGCAGAACTTTGAGATGCGCACGGATGCCGAGTTAACTGCTGAGATTGAGAAGGCTCCGACCTTCAGCAAGGCGATGTTGGCACAGCAGTATTTGGATACCCGATTCCCCATTCAAGAGGAGAAATCAGCGATTATGAAGTTGGCGGTGCAGGCCGACCCCTTGTTCAACCTGGAAACGAAGGATGTCTTGGCATTGGTTTCCACCGGGCTTGTCCCCAAGTGGAAGGCCATTCTGCACTTTGAGTTGGAGTCGCTGATTAAGACTGCGATTGCTCAGAACGAGAACTTCTTTGAACTCACCCTGGAAGAACAGAAGGAAGCCCTTGCGACCCTTGCGAAGGCTCTTGTTCCGGCTGAAGAAGCCCCCAGAACGATGACTCCGCAGAGCGTGATGAACGCTCGTACTGCCGTCCCTGCCCCTGCTGAGGACGATGATGACGAGGAAGACGAGGACGAAACCTAACCCTAACCGATGACTTTAGAAGAGATTGCAGCCTCCAAACACGAAGGCTTGGACACGATTGGAGAAGAGTTTGGCAAGAAGGTGGACAAGTCGCAGGATGAACTGCTCGTTTTGCTCCTTTTAATGCTCTCCAGGCTCTCCTACGACACCGAAGGCAATCTCCTATCCACCACCGACAATTATGCTCGTGTAGAGGCTCTGATGGCCGAATTTAAGGATGCGGTATCGCGGAGCAGTTATTACGATGCGTTGGTGTTTTTGGCCAAAAAGATTGATACGCAGGCCGACTTGACCAAGCAGTATTACGACAAGTTGGGCTTTGATGTGAACTCGGCTTCGGAGGTCGGTTACGAGGAGCAGATGCGGTCTATGTTTGACGATTTGACCAACCTTGAGACGAATCTATACGCTTATATCCGAAACTTTATCCTTGCGTCCATTGCTTCGGGTTCGGCCCGGTCGCTTTTGGAGGGAGGTATTACCGAGATAATGGTAGGCGGTGGCCCTGACAAAAAGGGTCGTTTGTTCAATATGGCAGTCTTGACTGCTGACACGATGTTTGCGGTGATTGACCGCTCCTTCACTTACGCTTTGGGCAAGGCTTTGGGCATTAAGAGGTTCAAGTATGCCGGGGGATTGGTGAACGATTCGCGTCCTTTCTGCGTGTCAAGGGATGGCAAGGTTTTTGATGAGGGGACGATTCGTTCGTGGGGAAGGTTGGGCGATTGGAAAGGCAAGATTCCCGGCACGGACGAGGCCACCATTTTCATTTATTTGGGAGGCTATCGTTGTAGGCATTGGCTTGTCCCGCAAGTTTGAATGCCCATTTTTGTTTATATTTGCACCATAAACCCTTAAATCTATGAATGAAAGAATCACAGGCAGAGTTGTTCCCGTGCTGAGAGCCGATGGTGAGCAGATCAAAGTCACCATTGATGTCGCAAGAAACACCGAGTTCTTGAAGAAGTACGGTATGCGCATTCTTGATGATAGCGCATTGACCGCCACTCCAAGTTCGGTTCACCACGACATCGTTGAGCAAGCACCCAAACGCAGGCCGATGCTTCGCCAGGAAGAACCCCAAGTTGTAGCCCCATTGACCACCGCCGAGATGATGGAGCAAACCCCGGAAGTCCCAGATGAGGAGGGGTTTGAAGAGGAGCCTTTGCCCCAAGAAGTACCAACCGAAGAAGCACCAACCACTAAAACCCGTAGAAAATGAGCGTAGATTCCAAAGAGATGGCCAAATGGCTGTTTGACCAAGAGAAAGAGTTTGCATCCCTTGATGAGTTCAAGGAAGAGCTTGCAAAGAAGTATGTGTCCCGTGAGGTGGCTGTTGACGATGAGGACATCCGCAATCGTGTGACCGGGAAAACTCTCGGCAGCCTTGAGACCAAGTTCAAGAGGGCTTTCAACTTGACCGAGGACGATGTGAAGGGCAAGAAGCTCTCCGACTTGTTTGAGGTTGCGCAGCAGCGTATGACCACCCAAATGGAGGAGTTGAAGGAGCAGGCCAAGAACACCGGGAAGGACGATGAGGCTTACAAGGCCCAACTTGCCGAGTTGAAGAGGCAGAAGGGTGAGTACGAAACCTTGGCGGGTGAGTTGACGCAGAAGTTGGAGCAGAAGGAGATTGAGTCGCAGAAGGCCATTGACAACTACATCATTAACCAAGAGGTAATGAAGATTAAGTCAAATCTTGCGTGGAGCGATTCGGTCAATCAGTTCGCAAGGAAGGGCTTTGACTTAGAATTGAATGAGCGTTATATCTTTGCATTATCGGATGGGAAGTTGGTGGTGACAGATAAGAGCGGCAACCAAATCAAGAACGAGAAGGGAACCGGTTATTTGACACCTGAAGAGTTGGTTCGCACCGAGGCTGACAAGGCTCAAATGCTCAAGAAGGCAGGAGAAGCCGGGAAGCCAAGCCGTGAGCCGATTCGGACTTCAACCTCCGACAAAGAAGGTACTCGTGGAGAGCGGTTCTTGCACCCAAGGGCCGTGAAGCATAGAGAAGAATTAAACGCACGATGATGTGTCGGGGGGACAATAAGCCCCATAGTGCCTGGCTTGGCAAGAAATAGCCGACAAATCCTTTTTTCATTCCAAAAAAATGTCATACGCTTTTTCATCCTTCGTATCGTGTCCGAACATTCAGGAGCGGTTGGACGCAGGCTACTTCAATGCCGATCCAACGATGTTCCCCGGCCACATCAATACCCTTCGCGCGGTCACAAGCCCTATGAACGAATCGGGTATTCTTCAGAACCAAATTGACACCAAGAACGGTCATTACCGCCAGGTGGAAGTTGTGTATCAGCCCCGAATGACTGATTCCAACACCTCCACTTCTGCGGCCCTGAACTGTGCTGCGGGGCCAGAGTTTGGTGAAACCTCACGGGTTTACAACATTGACCCAAACACCGGTGCTTCTCGCAGGTGGTCTATCGGCTTGGACGATTTGGCCCCTCGTTGTGAAAATGACGAGACCTACATCGCCCGGCAGTTGGCTATGCATATGCAAGCCATTAAGCGGTACATCAACCAAGAGGCCGTTACGTTCATTGCCACCAACAATGGCTTGTACGCTTCCGACCCAGGTTCTACCGTTGGCCCTGCCCGTACCTTGTTGACCACCAAGACCAAAAACACCACTTCAGGTGTTTTCTTGGATGACTTCTTGTCCGATGTGGTTTACCAATACCAACTCGCTGAGGCTTGGGATCGCCCCATCATCCTCGGTGGTGAACTCGTGCAGAAGTATATGACTGCGTTGAAGTCTCATTGCTGCGCAACGGTTAACGTTGACCTTCAGCAAATGATGAACTCGGACGCTCAGTCTTACTTCTTCTTTGAGCCTCGCCTCGGTACTGCCCAAGGCAATCCCAACGGATTTGCGTTCATCGCCCCAGGCGGTGTGCAGATGATTCGTTACAATGCCTTCCGTGGTGCTTCTGGCATCCGTGTCATTGACGATGAGTCCATCAAAAAGGGTACGATTTCCGACCCTGAAACCGGGCTTGAGTTTGACTACTATGCTCAGTTGGATTGTAACCAATGGAAGTTCTTTATGGGGCTTTCCTACAAGTTCGTTACATTGCCTTCTGACGTGTTCTTCTTGAACGACCAGCTTCGCGGTGTAAACTACATCTTTGAAGGTGTGGTGAACAACTCCTAATCTCTGATTGGGTTTAGTTTGGGAAGGGGGTGCGAAAGCATCCCCTTTTCTTTTGGAGTAAACTTTTGCGGAAAGTATTGGATTGTGATACTTTATGCAAGAAATCTCCTTTGTACCTTGTGCCATTGATTTTTAGTAACTTTGCCTTATGAGTTGTTGGAATAATGTCATCGGCATACGCGGTCTTTGCGACCCAGGTACGGAGCCTATTAGCGGCCTCTACATCAATGATTTGACCGGCATTAGCCTTGCCGACCTTGATTCGGGGGTTAATGAGGAGGACAAGACGGCCTATACCTTGATTCAGCGCAAGATTGACCAAGCGGCCAATATGCTGAAGGCCGAGTCGTTGGCCTACTTGCAGAGCCGTTGGAATTACACCACATCGGCTTTCAATGGCGATTTAGGCTTCTATTCGGAGTCCGTTCAGCCTCTCCCTGCCGCAGCGGTCTGGAGGGGCATTGGGATGCGATATCGGCAGGTGGATTACATCTCCGTGACCATCTCTTCCATCAGTCTTCTGCTTCCTGCTACGGGCGTTGTCCCGGTTCGTGTGGTTGACTTGAGGACGGGTGCGACCTTGGACACCTTCAATGTGAATGCGGTGGCTAATTCGGTGGCTCGTTTGGTGGTGAACAAGACCTACCAATCCAACGGTCAGATGTTGAATTTGGCCGTGCTTTACAATGCCACATCGGTGGCTTCCTTCCAGACGAGCCTTTATCCGACCTACGGATGCGGTGGATGCGGTCGGGGCTATGGGTGGACTGAGAATATGCTTGAGAGGGCCGTTGAGATACCAACGAGTGCGCCTTTGTTGGATAGCAATATCAGCGGTGGGGCATTCACGGGCGGCTTGAGTGTTCAGTACAATGTCGCTTGCAGTTTTGAGTCTTTGCTCTGCGCTCACATCTCACAACTCGGATATCCCTTGCTTTACAAGACCGGGATGTTGTTGCTCAAGGAGATGGAGTTCTCCAAGAGGCTGAATGGGGTGATTGTCTTCAACCGGGATATGAACCAAGAGTTAGGCAACTACTATCAGGCTCAATACGACCAATATATGCAACGCTACTTTGAGCAAGCGTCCTTGCCGGAGAATGGTTGCTTTTCTTGTAGGCAACGAGTTCGGCAAGCCTCCTTCATACCGT